ACCTGATAAAGATAAAACTCCTGCAGTAGCAGATGAAAACACTGTATTTATGGATCATAATGGTAATCCTCATAAAACACAGGCAGAAGCAGATGCAGTTCCTGCAAGAAAACGTATGAATAGAAGACTAGCACGTGATAGAAGAAATGCTTATAGAGCTAATCCAAACCAAACAATAGGCGATAGACTAAAAGAATAACAATATAAATGTTCCCACAATCTTTATAAACCCTGTTATATGTAATTCAATATACATGACTTTAGAAGAACTTAGAAAAGAAGATCATGAAGACGAGAAAGACGAAGAAGAAGAAGAAGAGCATCAATCAAAAGAGAAATCATTTGATGAAGCTTTAATCGAAACTTTGTCCACTCTAACTGAGCACGTAAAAGCTCTGTCAGATTCTCAAGCAAATCTCGAAGAACGAGTTGAAAAAGCTCTCTTTGAAGAACCAAAAGCACAGTTAAATATCAAACCAAAAGAATCAGATTCTGAGGACATTGGTGCTGATGTAACTGTACCAGATACATTACAATCCAATTCTGTGCAAGCAGGATTAGATGACGATAAATCTGGTCAAGATAAACCTGAAAGTGATGATAAAGGATTGGCTATGCAACAAAAAGCTAATTTCGATTTCACCACTGAAACACCAAGACCAAGTGCATCTGTTGAAAACATAAACAAATCTGCTGACGTAGAATTGAATATGGTTTTGAAAGACGCAAGAAGTCAAGGTTATGAAGGTCTATCCCATGTTGCAAAAAGAATCTTAGCAGGCGATTATGGAAGCCCAGAAACGACACAACACAACGGAGGGTATTATTAAAATGCCTAAAATCCAAACAATCGACGAACTTGAAGCACTCTATTATGGATATAATAGAAACCTCATCAGAAAAGCTGACGCTCCAATCACAACATCAACTGCAGGCACATTCAATGCCGTATTTGGTGCTTATGCATGGGCTCAACTTAACTTAGAGGCAAACGCTTTCGGTATTCTACCAAAAGTCCCTTGGGACAAATCTGGTTGGAGGGTTATTACTGACAAAGCTGTCCTTAATACCACAAACTCTAATACAGTATTAGGTGGAACTGCAGAAGGTGGATTAATTGCTGAAACAACCAAACCTCAACTTAAAGAGATTGATGTAAAACCAAAAACAGCTCAGTTGCCATTCAGTGCATCTGAAGTAATGGAATGGCTTGCAACACACTCTAAAGATGATATTTGGGGAGGCTTAGGTAGTTTAAGACTATTTATGGCTGTACAGCATAAAGAATTCCTCAATAGAGCATTGCTAAAAGATTCAGAGGTTGGTGCAGCAGGTGGTGGTGTCTTCGCAGGCACACTGGACTTTGAGTCACTAGACAGAATTATTTCTTCAAACGCTGAAGAAGCAGTTGTCGGTGGTGGAGGTTCAAAACACTACAATCCTTGGGCAGCAAGTGCTGATATCAATAGAGATACCAACGCAATGCCTGAATTTGATTGTACTGTAGAATCTGCTAGTGGAGCAATAGGAACAGATGGTGTTCTTACCGATGATACATTACGAACTTTCCTTAGAAAGATCCGTATTGCAGCAGGTAAAGATCCAAACGTATTCTTAGGTTCCCACGAAGTTTATTCCGAAATCCAAGGCTTGTATATGCCTTCTGTCAGGGTTGCAAATCCTTACGGTGAGAGCTTAGTACAAATCGACGTAAACGGAATCCAAACTTTCAAAGGCACTGGAGTAGGTATTCACGTAGATTCTATCTATGGAGTCCCATTCATTCCAACAAAAGATGCACCGTCATACGGTAGCACTGAAGTTGGAAGACTATTTGCATTAGATACATCTGATGCAGAAGGTTATGGTTATCCAAGAATCGGAATCCAAGTAGCAATTCCTACCGAATATTACGAAGCAACCCGAAGAACTCCTGCATATCCATTTGTCAACAATGCATTTGTTGAGAAAGGTGTATACAGAACTATGGGTGAAACTGTATGTCGTCACTTCAAATCTCAAGGTAAGATCAGAGATATTAAACTCTAGTCAAACCAAAATCCAATTTTTTACTTTTTTAGATATATATCAAGTAACTCCCTAAACTAAGAATATATTTATAGGTTTAAACCATTATTTTAATATGAAGTATGTTGTTATAATACTTATAGTCATGGTTTTATCCATGAATATACCTATATATGCTGAAAATGGGGAATATAGTAAATATAATTCATTAAAATTAAGACATGCTACTAATCCTCATGTTTGTTTGTTTGAGGTCAATCCTGAGTTATATGATTGGTATAAGTTAAAATACATAACAATATCTGCAATAGAAGAATGGATATTAAAATTAGAATATACTTATCCTAACGGTAATTGGGCTGTTCTTGTAGAAACAATACCTTGGGAAGAACATGAGAAGAAAACACCATTCGATTATCCTCAATGTAATATTATGATAAATTATGAAAAAACATCAAATAGTAAAACATTAGGAAACACAAGTTTAAATTTTAATGCATCTTGGCATAAATTTATGTTCATTAATGTATTTTTAGAAAGTCAAAAAAACATAACTAAGATTGTTATAGGTGGTGATATGTCTACATCTACAGTTAATATGGTGCAAGAAAGTTATCCTTTATCAGAAAATACAATAAAAAATATCATATTACATGAATTTGGACATGGTTTAGGTTTAGCACATTTTAATTTAAACAGGTCAATGCAAGGTTATACACAATCTGTAATGTCACCAACAATAAGTCCATTTGATGAAAATCAGATTTTATCTGTAACATATCTAGATTTAGTCATGATTGGTAAGATTTATGGGGAAAATGGATGGAATATACCATCACCAGTATTTCATATTAAAGGGTGTTATATATCAGATAGTTATATTTTTAGATGCTATTAACTTTATATAATAGTGGTTTTTATAGTATTTATGGCAATCACAATAGCACAAAATGCCGACCATAAAAGTCTTACAGGTAAGACACTATCCATACAAAGCGAACTGACTTCTAAAATAAAGTCAACCATTGTTGATGTCACTTACGGTGCATCTGACAACTACGCTACTAATGGTAACACAGTAGACCTATCCCTAGGAAGTAGAATCAATACTGTAATTGGAGCAGAAATACTCCACTGCAATAAAGGTTTACTTTTACAATATGCACCAGCAGCAGCAGGTGCAGCAGCAACAGGGAAAATTAAGGCTTATGGTCATACCCCAACAAGCTCTACAGCAACAGTTGTAGCCCTTGAGGAATTAGATGCTTCAGATACAGCAGTCAATTCTATGACTATTCGTATCAGAGTTATCGGTTTCTAGACTAAGATCTAGTCATATTTTTTTTCTTAATAATGTTTATATATGACCAATTATATGAATAATTATGACTTATACTAATCATAATGCAAAAGATGTATCTGCTGATGGTGTTGTAAAAGCAGGTCATGGTGTAATTGTTTCAGTTCATGTTACAAAAGCAGGTGCTAGTGGAGATAAAGTAGTATTCCATAATGGTGATGCTAACTCAGATCCAGCAGAATTTACAGTATATGGCGAAGGTATTCAAAACATACAAGATGTCATGAGAAGATTTGAAAACGGTATATATGCAGAAGTTACTGGTTCTACTGCTAAATACATAGTAGTGTTTAAATAATCTTTAAATATCAAGTGACTTATAATAGAATATGGTTACTACAACTACATATTGCTCCGTTGGAGATATTAGTGATTTTCTAAGGGTTCCTATAACCAGTACAACTACTCCAAACAAGGAAATGGTACGTAAAATCATTGCCAGAAAAGAGGAAGAATTGGACAGAAGAATAGGTCATACTTGGAAAACAAAGAAGATTACAAGAGAAATTCACGATTTACCTTTACTATATACATTTGGATGGGGTACTCCAATATTCTTGCAACATAGAAATATAGAGATTTTAGATAATTCAGAAGGGGATAAAATAGAAATTTGGAAGGGAGAGTCAGATTCATGGGAAAATATCGTAGGTCAAGAACAATGGTATCATTGTGAATATGAGAGAGGTACTGTACATTTAAGAGGTTACTTATTCACTATTCTAAGAAAAAACAGAGTTAGAGTAACTTACAGATATGGTGGAGAAAATTTTGCAGGTGATACAACTATACCATTAGACGTTACAGATGCAGTTATTAAAATGGCATCAATAGAAATAATGAATACCTCGTTCCGTATGGATGAAATACCAAGTGGAGGAAGTGTATCACCTAGTGAATCAAAAAGATTTTGGCAAGATGATATTGACCTTTGTGTATCAAACAGACGAGAAGTATTTGTGTTACCTTAAATGTTTAATTCAAACAGCCGTATGTTAAGGGCAAGAGCAAGAGAGGATTTATTTAAATCAAAAAACTTGAAAATACGTACAATTAGTCAGGATGACCTTAAGGCATATCATAAAAAAATATACAATACACAATCAAAGAGAGGTCTTGCAAATGCAATGATACAAGAAGATGAAATATATTATGATGGTAGTGCAATAAAAATACCAACAGGTATAGACCCAGTATCTGTAGTATTACCTAATGGTCTTAATGATAATACTCTGGCATTGATTATATTTAGTTTACAAGACCCAGAACAACAGTGGAAAGACAATGAATTACCAGATGATGTTATTCAAGGATTACAAGAAATAAAGAATTTTAGAAAGTTAAATCCAAATACTTCATCTAAACGAAGCCATAATCGTGTTATAGGAAACAATTCAGGAAAGAGAATATATCCTGACGGATGGGAATTATCATATTATCCTGCTGGTAAAAAAGGAAGAAGAGGTAAAGAACATCATGGAAAACCTAACATCGATATTATAAAAATGTGGGTAAAAGACACTAAACTTGCTGGAATGTCACAAATGCAACTTGAAGATGAGTATAGAAGAGTAAGAGGTTCAGAGGGCAATGTAAGTTGGGATGATAATAAATATGAGGCTTTGGTTGATAGTATAGCATATCTTGTTGCTAGAAAATTATGGTATGTTGGAAGAAGGTCAAGTAGAGAAACAGATGTACAATGGGATGAACACACATCACATATGAGACCACCAGAAGGTTCTTACGAAGTAAATGAGGATTGGGGTGGTAACTTTCCTTACGGAGAAGAATATACATATACTAGTGGGGAGCAATAATTAATATGACTATAACTACATATGATGCAGTAGATGATATTATATCACTTGTTAAGACAAAATGGGCTAATCTTAGACCTCCACACATAACTAGAGTATGGGAAAAGAGAACAGTAGGATTTATAGATGACAGAAGTGATGAGATTATTGTATCCCCAAAAGGTGAAAATATAGAGTATTTTGGTCTGGGTGGCACTGCTTTTTGGCATGAACAGATATTAGAGTTGGATATTCGTACATATCAGGATATAGATAGACACAACAATGTTGTCAAAGAAATAGTGAAAATCATAAAAGATAACATAGTAGGCACAACATATACTGATTTGAGAGTTGTAGGTTCATATAGTAGGAACTTCCAGTATCGTAACATGTTTAGTTATGTATTGACTCTATCATATAGAAAATCAGACCCTGTTTAGTCCTAAAAATCTTTATATACCTTGAACTCGTCTTACTTGTATGGTAGTTTATACTGGTGGCTCGGCATCTGTCTTCTATGATTATGAGACCACATTTGGTACAGCAGTGGCAACAGACAAGCCATTTGGTTTAAATCAAAAGGTAACAAGTTTATCTGTACAGACTAATAGATTAAATTTTAATAAACTAGGACAAGTTGAAACAACTGCTTTTGCTTTTGGTCAACAAGCAGGTAGTTTAGGCATTGGATTTGTATTTGATGATAATGTATCTCATAATATATTTGAATCAATTTATGGTGAAGATACATCAAACCCACATGTATATCCTGCAACATTAGGTCAAGGACAAGCTATGACAACTATGACTGGAAGATCACTTACAACTGAAATAGCAGTTCAGATGGGAAATGCACATAAACTAAGAAAATTAACTGGATGTGTTGTAAACTCAATCGGTTTATCAACAAGCATTGGTCAACCAGTAAACGGAACTATTGACATGTCATTTGGTAAAGAAGTAAGTTCAACAATTGATGGTAGTGGTGCAATAACACAACAAACTGCACAAACACAAGCAGGAAACCCATATACATTTGCACATGGTCATTTCAAAGTACATAATGGATCAGCTCTTACTGAGATAGGAGAAATACAAGATTGTGATATTAACTGGACTACAAACTCAGAATTACTTTATGGTATAGGAAGTCATTATGCTCAAAGTTCATTTAAGAGAGCATTAGATATTTCTGGTAAATTCAAAGCATCATTCAAAGATTCAATTATTGCAACACATGTATTAGACCAAGCAAAGGATTCAAGTAACACCACTATGTTAGGTGGTGCTGCTGATGCAGTAGGTATTGAATTAGTATTTGAAAATAATGATACAGCAGCTGATTCATTAAAAATAGAATTAAGTGGTGTTGCAATAGGAGATTATTCTGTCAGTGGTATTGAACCAGTAGAACCAGTATTCGAAGATGTTGCTTGGAAAGCAAAATCTGCTAGAATAACAGCTACACAGCCATAAGATTTATTAATTAGTTTAGTAAAACTTCTTATATGGTATTGATACCCATTAAAATAACATATAAAGATAAAGAAGAAATTGTAGAATTTGAAGATTCTTTGAATTTTGGTGAGACTGAAAAGCTGATAAATGACAGCGTTGATTTGAGTGATGTTACAAAACCAAAAATTAATTTGGCAAGATATAGAATGAATTTACTAGTTATGACAATTAAAAAAGCACCATTTAAGACAGGTGATATTACAACTCTAAACATGATGGATGGCAAAATTGTTAGAGGAATACTAAGGGAGATAGTTAAGATACACCCTTTAACGACCTACATAGAGGATTGGATGGAGACATTCATAAGCTCGGAGGCTTTGATGAGTTCAGATATGCAATCTACTATCACTGTGCCAGCCAGTTCGGATGGGATAAAGAAACAGTCGACAAGCAAGAAGTAAACTATTTAAAGAAATTATTTTACACACATATAAAAATGATGGATGAGTCTAAAAGTAACAACTCAATGCCTCCAATGGGAAGAAACATGACTAAAAACTTTAAATAGTTAATAGTATATAAATGTATTATGTCTTGGAAAAAACAGCAAGAAGATGATATACATCAAGCAAAAATATTAAATGATTTGCTGAAAAAAATGACTAAAAATTTTACTAATGTTAATAAACAATCAACGCATATGGCAGAAGTTTTTAAAGCAACTACAGAAAGAACTACACAAATAAAAGCTGCTTGGCGTGGTAAGGACAAACATGATAGATGGATACTTACACAAATGGAAAAAGATGCTAGAATTCAAAAGGAAATAATTGATTTAAAAAGCAAGGGTCTAAATGAAGACCGTAAAGAGCAAGGAAGACAAAAGGAGTCAAGAAATAGAAATAGACTTGATGAAATAAGAATACAGGGAGAAAATGTAAGACATAATTTGAAAATGAGACAGTTATACAAAGACCAAGGACAATCATTATCAAACGTAATGAACTTGATGACAGGTATGAGTGGAAAAGGTGCAGCTATGGGTGGTATATCTACAGCATTTAATACATTATCATTAGGCTCTAACATTCTTGAAACCAATAAAAATTTAAAGGAAGCACAAAAAAATAAAAAGGATTTATTAGACAAAGGTGTAGGGGTATTTGATAATAAGGAAGATTATAAAGCACAATTGAAACAATTTACTGATAGAGTAGACAGATTAACAGCAATTTTAACTGAACAGCGTGAAAAATTGGGTATGTTCGGTAAATTTGGTGGAGCAGGAGAAAATGATTCCGAATGGGCAAAACGACTTGAACCTATTATGACTTGGGCTAAAAAGAATAAAAGTGGAATTATAATAAGTGCAGCAAGTATAGGATTATTATTTATGACATTTAAAAAATTACTTAGTGTATCACCAATGTTACAAAAAATGTTGGAAGTTATAGGTCTTGCATTTAATCTTATATTAAGACCGTTTGGTGACTTTATAGGATTTATTTTAAGACCTCTTGCAATGTCATTTTTAACTATGGTAATGCCATTATTCCAAAAAGCATATCCACTTTTGATGGAATTAGGAACTACAATTGGAGAGGCATTGTCAAATTGGAAATTTGGAGAGGCAATAACGGCAGTATTGGAAACTTTCCCACCAATGAAAATGATTGGTGCAATTGGAGCTAAATTAGGTTTAGGTGAAGTATCAGATGAAGATAATGATAAAGCTGATGTTTTATTAGCAGGAGGAGCTATTTTAGCAGCAGGAGGAGGTGCTTTAGCAGGAACATATGGTACATATAGAGCTACTAAATTTGGATTTAATAAAATATTTGGAAAAGGAGGAACACCATCAGAAGATGCTAAGGTTGGAGATAAAAAACAAACTAAAATGGATGACTACGATGACAAAGGAAAGAAAAAAACAAAAATTGGTAATATAATGAAACACCTTGAGAAATTAGCTGGAGCAAAATTAGCAATTACTACAGCTTCAAGGGCTATGATGGCATTCAAACTATCAAATCCAATAGGATGGGCTATGTTAGGATGGGAAGGAGTTACATCTGCTATTAAACATTTAGACCCAGAAATGTATCAATCAATGAGAGATTCAACAGAATTTATGGGTATGGGTAGAGAATTTATAGGACTTGGAGAAAATTCATTAGCAGAGCACGGAATGATGGCAAATGACTGGTTAAGTACTCAAGGGTCACTAATGAATGGAAACACAGGTCAAGGAGGAGGTAGTATTGCACCAATAAATATAAACTTAAATATAGACAAGGTAGAGAAAGGAGTTGACGTTAATATGATTGCATTACAAGTGAAAGCTATACTTGAAACTAATGACAGGTATGTAACAAATTGACATCATTTACAATTAAACATACAAGGGCTGATGGAAGTACTGACACATATACATCTAATAATATTACTACAGTATCATATGAATTTAGTTCTCCTGTTGCTCCTATGCCACTTCCACAAATGGATGATACAGAAAATATACTTATCAAAGTTGAGGGTAATACTACAGTTGTTAATGTTAATTGGACTGTTATTGATGACCCTAGTGGTAATGCATTTAGTGGTAGTAATGCAGAAACACCAATGGAACAAGTTGCACATTTTAAGACAAGTTTTGTACCAGTTACAATGGCAGACAGTTATGATCTTACTATAGGTACAGGTACGGAAGCAATGGTCTTTAGAGGTGTTATTGTAAAAATGGGATTTAGTGTTAGTGGTCGTGCTCCTGTAACATGGGATGGTAATTTCCAATTCTTACATGGTAACTTACAAGTTCAATATGATAAAGATATAGCTAAAGTACCAGAATTAGCAGCACCTATTGCAAATAAGACTGGAACTAATGGTGAAGTAACTCTAACTGGTATTCATGTCGACTATTTGGGTGCTTCAGCTGCAATAACACATTATGTAATTGAATATAGACAGGCTGGTACAACTGCATGGAGTAGTGTAGAACATGCGACAACTCAGAATACAGCACAAAATTTTGATGTAGACTTAAACGTTACAGGTTCTTATGAAGTAAGAGTTGCAGCAAAAACAACCGTTGATA